TCCAGTTGCAGAAGGTGATGATGAAATTGTTGATCTACAAGAACTTCTTGATTCTTTAAATGAAGAAGAATCTGAAGAAATTGAAGAATCTGAAGAAAAAGTTGACGAAAAGATTGAAGACGAAGAGGTTGTTGAAAAGATTGAAGACGAAGAGGTTGTTGAAAATCTTCAAACTCAATTGAACGAAGCTATGGAAACTGTTCAATATCTTCGTGATCAACTAAACGAAGTTAATTTGTTGAATGCAAAGTTGCTATATACAAATAAACTATTTAATCAATTTAACCTTGACCAAAAGCAAAAGCTTAAGGTTGTGGAAACATTCGACTTGGCTAAGTCCATCCGTGAAGTCAAGTTAAGTTATACTATTTTGTCCGAATCATATAGTTTAGGTGGATCAGTTGTTAAGAAAACTAATACAACTGCAAAAACAATCACCGAAGGTTTGGCAAGTAAACCAGTTGCTTCAACAGCTCCTGCAAAGGAACTAATCGTTGAAAACAGCAATGTGATGGCTTCAAGATTCCAAAAACTCGCCGGAATTAAGAAGTAATTAGAACTTAGGTGAGTAAAAACAAACTATAAAATAAATTCAAATTATGAGTGATATTAAATCATTATTGACAAATAATATGAATCCACAGGCTAAGTTGATGACTGAAACCCGTGGATTGCAAAACAAGTGGGACAAGACTGGTCTTCTTGAAGGACTAGAAGGTGTTGACAAGGCACACATGTCCATTTTGCTTGAAAATCAAGCACAACAATTGTTGAACGAAGCTACCGCTACTGGTACTAGTGCAAACAGTGAACAATGGGCTGGCGTAGCTCTTCCATTGGTTCGCCGTGTATTCGCTGAAATTTCCGCTAAGGAATTCGTTTCAGTTCAACCAATGAACTTGCCATCCGGTCTAATTTTCTATTTAGACTTCAAGTATGGTACTACCCGTGGTGGACTTCCTGGCCAAAACGGTTACAACGGACAATCATTGTTCGGTGGTAACAGCAACAAGCTCGGTTCTACCGATGAAGCAGTAAACGGTCTATATGGTGTAGGTCGTTATGCTTATACTGAAAACTTCCTAACCACTCCAGTTGTCTATACAACTGGATCAGTAAGTTTCAGTGATGTTGACCTAGATTCAACCTACGTTGCAACTGGTTCATACAAGAAGATTACTGTAAATGTTGGTGATAATAGTTCAACCAGAATCGATTTGAACGCAGTAAGAAGCTTTGCTTTGAGCGGTTCAGCAATCAATCCAACTCTACAAATCAATGAATTGACCAAGGTTTATAACACTGGTTCATTGGCATCCCCATATTACAAAATTCAATTCATTGTTACTGGTTCACAAGCACCAGTACAAGGTGGTTCAGCTGTATTGACATACACTGCACAACCAACCGATAGCACCCGTGGTGACTTCGAAGACAAGGATCCATTCAAGGGTTCAGGTACTTCCGGTATCAACCAAGGTACTGATATCAACATTCCAGAAGTTAACTTGGAACTTAAGAGCGAACCTATCGTTGCTAAGACACGTAAGTTGAAAGCAGTCTGGACTCCAGAACTAGCTCAAGACTTGAATGCTTATCATAGTATTGATGCAGAAGCAGAATTGACTGCTCTCTTGAGTGAATATGTATCCATGGAAATCGACCTCGAAATCATGGACATGTTGATTAATGCTGCTCCAGCATTGACCACCGAAGGATGGTCCGCAGTAATTGGTAGGGATATCGTTAAGGGTGCAAATGATGCAAACGGTATTCCAACCTTCACAGTAAATAACGATTCAACCAATCGTACTGCTTACGTAAAGAGCACCTGGTTCTCTACTCTTGGTAACAAGATCCAAAAGGTAAGCAACAAGATTCATCAATTGACTCTTCGTGGTGGTGCAAACTTCCTCGTAGTAGGTCCAGACGTAGCAACCATCTTGGAATCAATCCCAGGATACGTTGTAAACACTGACGGTGATTCTGCTAAGTTCGCAATGGGTGTAAGTCGTGTTGGTAGCTTCGCAAGTCGCTTCCAAGTCTACAAGAACCCATACATGCAAGAAAACACCATCTTGATGGGCTTCCGTGGAAATAACTTCCTCGAAACAGGTGCAGTTTATTCTCCATACATCCCACTAGTACAAACTCCATTGGTATATGATCCAGTCAACTTCACTCCACGCCGTGGAGTATTGACTCGTTATGCTAAGAAAGTTGTCCGCCCAGAATTTTATGGAAAAATCTATGTCTCCGACTTAGATCAAATCTAATATTAGATTAAAATAACCAACTAAGTATTCAAAAACCCCAATGAAAGTTGGGGTTTTTTATTTTTAATATATATCACATCTTAATATGAATTAAAGTCGTCGAATAATTTAAACCAGTTTCTAAGAATTTTCTGTAACTTTGGTTTTAATGTATTATAGTTATTAATATGAATAGAAATGGAAATGAAATTATTATTACAGATGAAGAATCTAGGATTTGTTTAATAGATGGAAAAAAGTTTGAATCAAATAGAAAAATGATATGGCATGTTAGAAAAACTTATCATTTAAATTTTGAACAATACATATTACGTGCGTACTATGATGATATTGTACCACGATGTTTAAAAACAAACATTCCGCTTAAATTTAAAGCTAATAAATTAGGACCGTGGTACAAGAATTATACAAAAAATTGTTTTCCTAGAAATCCTCATAATTTAGATACAAAACAAAAAATAAAAAAAGGATGTGAAAAAACAACATTTGAAAAATATGGTGTTAAAAATGTTTTTTCTGCGGATTGGTGTAAAGAAAAAATAAAAAAAACAATGGTAGAAAAATATGGTGTTAAAAACATCATGTTAAATGATGAAATAAAAAATAAAGTTTTAAAATCATTTTTAGAAACAATTGAAAAAAGACCTAAAAAAATATGTGATGATGTTAAAAATAATATAAATAGAACATCATCTTTAGAATTAGATTTACAAAAAAAGTTAAACGAATTGAATATAAAATATGAATCTCCATTTATACATGAAGGAAAAAGATATGACTTTTATATTCCAGAAATAAATTTAGTAATAGAGTTAGATGGAACTGCATTTCATAAAGATACATTGGAAAAATTAACATTAATAACATTAAATAATAGTGTAAATGATTATAGTAAAAACCAATTGATTAAAGATAAATATGATTTTTATAGAATAAGATATGATAATAACAAATTTACATTTGATGAAACTGACGAATTTTTAAAAAAATTAAATGAATGTAAATATCTTCCAAATTATAATATTACATACAAACAAAAAATCGTATTAAAGAATTATTTTAAAAAATATATAGATTTATATGGGAAAGATAAACTTAAAAAATATGTATCTTTATTTTTAAAATTCATTAGAACATTTCAAAAAACATTTCCATATCCAGATTTAAAAGAAAATATTAATGATATAAAAAATGAAATATCAAAACTAAATGTTGATAATGTTTATAATAAAGACAAAAAAGAATTTTCAAATAATATTTCTAATGTTGGTGTAAATTATTTAAAACATCATTTTAAATCATATTGGAAAAGTAGTTTTAATGGATCAAAATCTCCTGAAGAAGCTTGGTTTGATGATAAAATAATGTATGATGTTATATCATATAGAATTGGATGTAATAATTCCAACGAAATTTTTGATTTTAGTTTACATCAATTGATTAGAGGACTAAGTGCTAGAAGAATATGCATTTCTTTTTTTAAACCGTTACTAGCCGCAACAATATATAAACATTATATTGGTGATAAACAATCTCCTATAGTATTAGATCCGTGTTGTGGATTTGGAGGAAGATTGTTAGGTTTCAAATCAATTTATCCAAATGGAATTTATATTGGATGTGAACCAAATATAGAAACTTATAACGAATTATTGATATTAAAGAATAATTCTGGATGGGATGATTGTACTGTAAAATTGTATAACTGTAAATTTGAAGATTTTATAGACGAATATTATAATTATGATTTAATATTTACAAGCATTCCGTATTATGATTTAGAAATATATAGTAATCATATTAGTTATGATTCATTTGAACATTGGAAAGATACTTTTATTAAATCAATACTTAAATATAAAACAAATTGTTACATAAATATGTCCGAAGAATTATCTAATCAATTAAACCTATCAAATATTGATAGTTATATTGTTTCTAACCGAAGTCATTTTGATGGTAAAAATGGACTTAAAAAAGAAGTTATAGTACATATATAATTTAAGTGGAACAACTATAAAAAATATCACAAACGAAAGGCAAAGTTATAACATATTTATATTATATGATAAATTTAAGAGATATTGTTGAAGAAATCGTTGAAAAAAGTGAACCAATGAAATTGGTTAAAAATGTTCCTATAAGTGATAGATTAAAATATCATTTAGACAACAAACTTACTCTTGAAGAGAATATATTTAGAATTTACAGTGAAGGATATTTTAAACTAGTAAATGAAGTACGTAGTTTATATGAAAGTGATGCAATTGAATTGAATGATGATGATGTTGATATAATTGAAAGTGATTTAGGATTTAGAGCAATATATGAAGGACAAGAAGTATTTCTTGATGCGCCAATTGAATTGGAAGAGGATGATCATCTAAATGAGGTAAAACACAGAGGTAGAACTGTAAATCTTAATAGACCATTTAGAACTCCAGGAGGCGCAAAGAAATTTGCTGTGTATGTAAGAGGTAAAGGCGGTAATATTAAAAAAGTTTCATTTGGCGATCCTAAGATGAGAATTAGAGCTAGTAGTAAGGCTCGTAGAAAGAGTTTTAGAGCTAGACACAAATGTAGTCAAAAGAAAGACCGTACAACAGCTGGATATTGGAGTTGTAGAAGTCATAGAATTAAGAGTTTGGGTACCAAGAGTAAAGGTAGATACTGGTAATATAGTTATGGATTTTCCATTTAAAGAAACACAATTACAAGACAATTTATATTTACGAGAATTTGAAGAATCTGTTGACGGTGATGATTTGGAATGGCACAGAGATAGAGAAGATAGAATTGTTGAAGTAATTGGTGAAACTGATTGGCAATTACAAATGGATAATGAGTTACCAAAAGTAATGACGGGTAAATTATTTATACCAAAAGAAACCTGGCATAGAGTAATTAAAGGAAATGGTGATTTAAAAGTTAAAATAACAAAATTATAATATATTTATAAATAATGAGTGCTAATGTCAATAAATATCTGTATCTGATGATTAAAACTCATCGTATAACGGAATTGAAATATCTTTGTAAGAGAGTTACTACAGGTGATTCTAAAGCTATTTCATATAAAGGATCAGGAAAGTATTGGAAAAATCATTTAAAAATCCATGGGAAGAATATAAATACAGAAATACTTGTTAAATATGAATTAGATAAAATTGAAGAATTTAGCCGATTATGTATTGAATATAGTAATAAATTTAATATAGTTAAAAGTGATGAATGGGCAAATTTAATTGAAGAAAATGGATTTTCAGGTGCAGTAATTGGTGAAAATAATCCTAGTAAAAATCCAGAAGTTAATCTTAAAAAAAGTAAATCATTAAAAGGAAAGTATACAGGAAAACTTGCAAATTTTTATGGAAAAAAACATACTGAAGAAAACAAAACAAAGATGAGTATTGCAAATTCAGGTGATAATAATGTAATGCGTAGAAGACCTGATGTTTTATCGAAATTAATATTAACAAAAAATAAACCAGAAAATAAAGAAAAACAAAGATTGATTGCAATTGAAGTAAATAACAGACCGGAAGTAAAAGAAAAAATTAGACAATCAAAATTAGGATTAAATAATCCAGCTGCAGATAAAAATATTTATACATTAAAGCATAAATTTACCGGAGATATTATCATTGGTACACGATTTGATTTAATTGAACAAATGAAAAATTTAAACAGTAACAATCCATCTATTAATATATTAACAAACGGAGATATTGGTTATTTTTTAAGAAAAGATAGAATTGTAAAAAATGTGAAAGGATGGACTAAGATATGAGTGCTGCACTTGATAACGACAGAATTCGATGGCCAGGAAGTGGTAGTGCTGTAAATACAGGCAGTATACCATTTGGATTTTATTTATCTGAACCGTCGCCTAGTAGTTTAACTGGTAGTGTTGGTTATTTTGAGTATGATTGTCAAAAGAGTGCGGAATGGGCAGCTAAAAGATTAGGTTATCCAATTATTGATATTGAAATGATTGATGTAAATTTTTATGCATGTTTTGAAGAAGCCGTGAATGAATATGGTGCTCAAGTAAATCAATTTAATATCAGAAATAATTTATTAAATTTACAGGGATTAAGTACCGCAGACAATCCTAATATTACTGGAAAAAATGTCACTGGTACTGGGTTACCATATATTATTCAATTAGCAAAAGGATATGGCAGTGAAGTTGGAGTTGGTGGATATATTGATATTAAAAAAACTGCAGTTGCATTGAGTGCAAGTCAACAAACTTATGATTTACAAGATTTGATAGGTAATGACATCGAAAGTGGAAGTAGAGTTGAAATCAAAAGAGTATTTCATGGTCCTCCCCCAGCATTTGCTCGTATTTATGACCCATTTAGTATGACTGGTATGAGTTATAGCAACGTACTTAATGAAATGGGTTTTGCTGGATATAGTCCTGCTACACAATTTTTGATGACACCAATATTTGAAGATTTATTGAGAGGTCAAGCTATTGAATTTAATGATATGGTTCGTAAGAGTGCATATAGTTTTGAAGTTGTAAACAACAAATTGAAAATATTTCCAATACCTACATATGATCACAACATTTATGTAGAATATGTAATTGAAAAAGATAAAATGAGTGGTTCAAATACATTTAGTAGTGGTAGTAACTATGATGTAGTTAGTGATTATAGTAATGTACCGTATCAAAATGTAACTTACTTTAAATTAAACGCAGTTGGTAAACAATGGGTAAAGAAATATTATTTAGCATTATGTAAAGAATTATTGGGTGCGATAAGACAAAAATATAGTACGGTTCCAATTCCTGGTGGAGAAGTAACATTAGATGGTGCTGAATTAAGAAGTGAAGCATCTAGTGAAAAAGAAGCATTAATTACACAATTGAGAGAAAATTTAGAAGCATCTGGAAGAAAGGCTCAGTTAGAAGCTAAAGCAGATGAAAATGAAAAGATGACTTCTATATTAAAAAGCGCACCACTACTAATTTATATTGGATAAAACATTATGGCATTATTTGGAAGATATTTTAGTCAAAGAGACATTAATTTGATAAATCAATTTAATGCAGAATTAATGCGTGATATTATTGAAACATTAGTGGTATTATTTAAAATTGCACCAAATGAAACCAATACAAACATTTATGGTGAAGCAGTTGCGGCTGAAGGTAAGAGTTTTTATTCTGGTGTAGAATTGAGTAGTTTAATTGACCGTGGTGATATTAATACAGATGATGAAGGATTTGGTCCTGATAGAGATCAAACCGTAGTATTTAAATTTAGAGAATTATCATTAAAAGATGCTAGTTTTTATCCAGAAGTTGGTGATTTGATATTATTTAATGATCGTTATCATGAAGTTGATAATGTGGTGCAGGAGCAGCTGCTCGGAGGTCAAGCAAATAAATCGCATAGTATTATTTGCAATACTCATTATAGTAAGTTGAGCAAAATTAATTTAGTTAACCGTCAATACTAAATTTTTTTATTGGAAACGTTTTTATTTTTTTATTTAACCAATCATTCCAATCAGATTCCCATATATAATAAACCGTATAATTTTTTGAAATTAACTTTTTGAATCTATCAAAAGTGTTTTTATACATTGTTTTATATTTTATTTTAGTGATTGGATGTATGTCATTTGAATTATATTTTTTTGGATTTCCGTGCCAAAAATCTCCTAAAAATTCAAAAATTTTATTTTTAATAATACCGTCAACTTTTATTTTTCCTAATCCCAGGTATTTTTGTCTATTTTCACAAATATTTGGAATCTTTAAATAATTTAAAAATTCTGATTCTGGCGATGATACTATTTTTGAACATTTTGGACATCCACTGCCATTTAAGTGATGTTTTGGGATTTGATAAAAACATCCGTGTTTTTTACATATTATTTTTATTTTTGAATGGTTAGATTTATATATTGTTTCAGAATAATCATATTTTGAATTATGTACATTATTTGCATCTATAATAAAGTTGTTTATTCCTTTATTACATCTAATGCTGTTTTTTACATTTTTACATTTAGTACATCCTTGTTTAAATAAATGTCCATTTGGATATTGACTAAATTTACCATGAATTTTACATATTATATCAACTTTTATATTCCATTTTTTATAATTAACTAATGAATAATCGTATGTATCACCGTGTACTAATTTTGATTTTTCAATAAATGTTTTTGTATCTAATTGTTTACCTCTACTTGCGCACATATTGCATCCGCATACATTTCTTAAATGGTCAATTGGTTTTTGTAAAAAATCACCGTGTATTTTACATGTAATTATTACGGGTTTTGTTCTATTTTCATATATAGATTTTTCATAGGAAAATGTATCTCCAAAAATTAGATTTGATTTATTGATAAAATCTTCAGTTGTTAATTTTTTTGGCATAATATCTTTGTAAATTTATTTTTTTTATTTTATTTCTATTTTTCCAATAGAATCTCATATATTTTTCTCTATTAGATATCTTTTTTTCGTCTTCCGTTATATATTTCTTTTTTCTTCCCATATTAATAAATAGTATTAAAGTTAGAAAAAAGTTAGAAAAATAATAGATATGAATATATTTTTTTTAATTGATATTTATTATTATGTGGCAAGGTAATAAAAACAATCCAGTACCAACAAATGATAATGTTGAGAAGAACAATCCTATTGTATCTAATGTAAGAAACATTGCGTTGGATACTAGAAGAGATGAAGATCCAAAGAAAAACTTTACGGTTACGCTTTTGGATGTTGACACGGCATTAATTAGTTATTTACAAGATGTTATAAATCCTACTGTAATTGACGGTGGTGAAAATATAAAAGTACCAATTATATATGGTAATCCTGAAAAGTGGTATGCTGCAAAAGCTCAGGGTGGATTAAGAGATCAACAAGGAAAATTACAAATTCCATTGATAATGGTAAAAAGAACTTCATTTGCAAAAGATGAAAATTATCAAACATTTAATCGTTATTTGACTTATCCAGTGATGACCAAGTTTAATGAAAAAAATAAATATGATAAATTTAGTTTATTAAACAAAACAGTTGCTCCTACAAATCAAATATTTGCAGTAACAATGCCAGATCAGATTAAAGCAGACTATGAATTTATTGTTTGGACTGAATATGTTGAACAAAATAATGCAATTTTAGAAAAAATTAATTTTGCAGAAGGTGATTATTGGGGAGATAAACAAAGATTTAACTTTAGAGTTAAAATTGATAACTATACTAATACTATTGAATCCAGTGGTGAAAAAGATAGAATGGTAAGAAGTACTTTTACTTTAACTACACGTGCATATTTATTACCAGAATCATTTGAAGATCGTAAACAAACTGTACAACGATTATTAACACCAAAACAAGTTAAATTGACTGCTGAAATTGTAAGTAGTACGCAAATAGCTAAGATTAATCAGAAAGTCAAGGATAATACTTACAGTAACAAAGGTAATCCGTATTATAGTATTAATCCAACGGTTGAAAAAGATAGTGAATGGAGATTTTCAAAAGCTACTATATCAAGTGAACAATCTACAACTGCTGCTGGTGAAGCAATCACTACAATTAGACAAAGTTATGCTGCTTTGATTCAACAAACCATAAATTTAACAGTTACTGGTTCACAAGAAACTATTTGGCATGACGCACCGAGTACTCCTACCGATTATGGCGAAGAAGGGTGGATGGCATTTGATGGAGATTATCATTATATCTATGTCAACGGAAGATGGTTAAGACAATCAATTGCGGAATGGACAAGTTAATTATAATAATTTTAAAAATCTTGAAATTATTCTTAATATTTTATATATTTATAAATATAACTTTTTAAATTTTTATGCCATATCCCAATTCTAGTCCTTTAAATATAATAATTTCTCAAACAAGTGGGAGTCTTGGCACTTCTAACCAATATCCGTTTGAAGAAAGAATAATTAGCGGTTCAAGACTTATATTACAAACAACAATTGATGGTACTTTGACAGGTTCATCTGATTTAAATATAAATAGTATTACTGCTAGTAATATTAGTGCAAGTGGTTATATAAGTGCAAGTAATTTAAGAGTAGAAACTAGCATTGTTGACGGTGGAACATTGACAGTTTTAGGAAATACAAATTTAGGAGATGCTGTATCGGATTTGGTAAGAATAACAGGTAGTGCTAATATTAGCGGAAGTTTTGGTGTTGTAGGAACATCTACATTTAGTGGTTTAGTCAGTGCAAGCGCAGGTTTAACTGCCAGTGCAATTCAAGATGCAGGTACTTTGACTGTGGTTGGCACTTCAACATTAGCCGGTTTAACCGCAACAACCGCAACTTTTAGTGGTTTAGTCAGTGCAAGCGCAGGTTTAACTGCCAGTGCAATTCAAGATGCGGGCACTTTGACTGTGGTTGGCTCTTCAACATTAGGTAATGTATTTGCTACAAATATAACTGCATCAAATATAAGTGCAAGTGGATTCATAAGTGCAAGTAATTTAAGAGTAGAAACTAGCATTGTTGACGGTGGAACATTGACGGTTTTAGGAAATACAGTTTTGGGTGATACAGTGTCCGATACAACACGAATTACAGGTAGCGCATCAATTAGTGGCAGTTTAAGTGTCGTAGGAACAACAACTTTACAAAGTACAACAGTCACTAATTTAACTGCGAGTAATATTAGTTCAAGTGGATTTATTACTTCAAGTACTCTTTATGTTGACACAAATGCAGTAATTAACGGCGATTTAACCGTTAATGGTGGAGATTTAATATTATCAAGTAGTGCAACAAATGTATTATTGAAAGGTAATCAAGCAGGAGCACTTATAATTAAAGATAGTTCAAGTGATTATATCAGCATTTTAACATCACCAAGTGCTGGAAATGTTACTTTTGGTACAAATCCTACTGTTAAAATAACAAACGCAAATAATGCTACTAGTTATAATGTTACTACTGCTGCTTTACAAGTAGATGGTGGTGCTAGAATTAGTAAAGATACGTGGATTTCTGGTTCATTGAATGTAGCAGGAGATTTTACTGTATTCGGAAGTTCAAGTGTAGTTTATATTAGTTCAAGTACAGTTATTATTAACGACAATATTATTCAATTAAATGCTTTTTTTCCATATGAAAGATATTCTGGTTTTGAAGTATTTGATAGTGGAAGCAATCAAAGAAGTGCTTCATTGTTATGGGATGGTAAGAATGATAACTGGATAACTGTTGATCAAAACAATAGTGCAAGCAATATAATTCATGGTCCTACAAGTTCATTCAGTGGTGATAATATTACTGGATTTACTACAAACGCAATACCAAAAGCTTTTGATTCAACTGGTATCACTGATTCTAAATTAAGTGATGATGGTACAACTTTAAGATACACTGGTAATGTAATCAGTGCATCATCAATTACTGCAAGTAATGGCACTGTAACTTTTATCACAGGTGCATTGGTGACATATGTTACTGGTTCATTTACAACATTGACTATTGCAACAGGAAGTAATCCTGGTGCCGGTGCGGTTCCAACACATCCTACTGCAAGTGGTATGGCTGGTCAAATTAATGTTGATAATAACTTTATATATGTTTATACAAACAATATATGGAAGAGAGTACCAATTTCAAATTGGTCACTATAAAATATCAACTAAAATTGCGAATAAAGTGATAACCCAAGAAACTAACATCTTGGGTTATTATATTTATATAAATGTAATTAATCTAATATTTATATAATATGCCAATAGGATCTGGAACAGTTTATAATATAGGAGATTTAATCTTAAGTCAAGTAAGTGGTTCAGGAACATCATTTCTTGAAACAAAAATAGCAGCAGCTACCAGTTCTCTTATTTATTTTGATAATACCGCTAGAATTAATAGCGCATCACTAAATAGTATAACTGTAGGTACAGCAAGTTATGTAAGTGGAAGTACAAGTATAATTACCAATCTTACCGCAAGCAATATAAGTGCAAGCGCAACAGGCAGCTTTGGTATTGTAGGTATAGGTACAACAAGTCCTCCAGAAAAATTATCTGTAGCGGGTAGTATTGCTTTAGCCGCATCCGATTCTACTTCATTTGGAAGCGGAAGATCAATAAGATTTTATAGAGCCGCTGATGGATGGGAGCCAGCACAAATTGAACAAATATGGACAGGTAACAATTTTCAAGGCATTTTAGCATTCAAAACGAATACCGATGCGTTAGGTACATTAACCACAAAAATGGTTATTAATAATAACGGCAATGTTGGTATAGGTACTACAAGTCCTGCGGATAAACTATCAATAGTTAATGGAAATATAAGTTTGAGCGATAGTTATAAACTTTATAATGGATCCGCATCTGATAGCGCTGGATTATATTTTAGCTCCAATCAAGTAAATATATCTGGCTATTCTGGTATAATATTTAGATCGAGTGCTACAAATATTACATCACAAACTGAAAGAATGCGTATTACTAGTGATGGTAATGTAGGTATAGGTACAAGTAGTCCTGCTGCTAAATTACAAATTATTCAAACAGCAGCTGTTTATCCGATGGCTAAATTTACAGATAATGTATTTGGCCCAGGTGCTTATTTATCCGCATTTACAACAGCTGGTGGAAATGTTTTGGGATTTGCGGGGGTTGAATATAAT